CGCTTGCCGACCACGTCATATTTCCATTCGACGACGTCGCTTTCAAAACCGAGACGATTGACGGCCCACAAGCGGAAATTGTGATGCCCTTCTTCGCTCATAAACTCGACCGAGTTTTCAAACGTGTTGATGGTCTGAACGACGCCATTTTCAAGTTGCCATTGCAAGACGTAACGGTCAGCGCGCCCGAGCCATGAGACGGTAACCACGCAGCCGACAGCTGTGCTTGAGACCTGCCGCAAGACATCGACGGTTTGAATGTTCTTCGGCGCGTCAGGCTTGTGCTTGATGGTCGAAATAATAGGGTCGTCGAGCGGGTCGCCACGCTCGACGTAGGCCCACTTCGACGGGTTATGCTTCATCGCCGAGATTTCATAGACCAGCGGTTTGGTTTCGCGGATGTTGGTCACGCGCCACTTGGTCGGGGTCGCGGCAGCGGAAGCAAAGACCCAGACGGAATTCGGCAGAGGGTCGACAGAGAACGCCGCCGCCAAAGTGAGCACGTTGCCAGCCACATTGACGACTTGCTGCGTTTCGATCTTTCCATCCGGCAGAACGACCGAGAGATTGTTCGATCGCGGCCCAAGCGTGACAGCGGCATCGAGCGTGATGGTCGTGCCAGCGGCGGCGACAAGGCGCCCGCCGATACGGTCGCCGGAGATCAGCGCATCGGCGATTTCAATCACATCGCCAGGCGCCGCCCATGCTGTATCGGCCCCCGCGCTGAACGTGACGACTTCGCTTTCATGCTGTTCGGTGAACAGCGTCCAGCGGCCAATGCGCCGCGCCTGCCCTTCGGAAGTGCAACCAGGCGCAGGGACGTCAACCGTTTGCACGCCATAGCGGGCAATCGCCTGCGCATCTTCGACATAGCAAATGCGGGGTTCGCCGAGATTGCTTGGGTCTTTCCACGAAACCAGCGCGACCGTATGGCGTGCCTTGATGTCCGCACCCTGATATTGGAACGCGCCGTCGATGACATTGGCATTGGTATAGAGCGCAGCGGAATCTTTGGGTTCGTCGCAAATGGCGGTGACTTGGCCGCCGCTCCAGAAGATAGCACCACGGAAGATGGCCGACAGAGAGGCGAAGAGATTGAAAGCCTCTTCTTGGCTGTTGATGTAGATATTGCAGGTCCAGCGCGGTTCCATGCCGCCTTTGCCGTCAGGCACAAGCTCGTCACACCATTTGGCAATTCTGTAGAACGACCATTTGTCGATTTGCGCTTCGGTCAGGAAATCGCCGAGGCCGTAACGCTTGGACAGCAGCAAGTCGACCAAGACCCATGCGGGGTTGTCGCACAGGCCGAAACTCCACCGACCGTCCCAGACGCCGGTATAAGCGCGCGTGGTCGGATTGTAATTCGACGGGTAGCGGATGTGCATGCCCTTGATGTGATAGACGCGATCAGGAATTGACTGGAAATATTTCGCGTCAATCGTGACACCAATAAGCGCCGAGTTCGGATAGCTGAGTTTCTGGTCGATGATCTGCGTCATCGACTGCCAATGCGTTTCGTTTTGCAGCGACGTCAGCGTCGAGTCGTCGGTAATGCGTGTGACGCGGATGTCCCATGGCGCCTTGCCAGGCAAAAAGAAAACATAGGCGCGCTGATATTGTGAATTCGTCTTGCCTTCGATGGTGCAGTCTTTAATCAGCTGCCAACCACCGCCTGCCGATTGGCATTCGATTTTGAATTCAACCTTGGTGCCGGTCATATTGCCGTTGCTTGTGTCGGTATGAACCAGCGCGGGCAACGAGATGGTCACGCGGCAGCGGTTGACGTCCGGCTGCGTAATCGTGCGCACGACCGGCGCGCGCTTGGTGACTTTCACGCCGACTTGGATTTCGCTTTCCTGTTCTGGAAATCCTTCGATCGGGTCTTGGTTCTGCGTGCCGGTGACGCCGTGAACAAAACCTTCTTTGAAATTGAAAGTGCCGTCTGGGTTCTGAACCGGAACAGCATCGAGATAGATGGATTTCAGCCCGTCGACCAAGCCTTCGATGGGGCCTTCGGCAAGCAAGTCTAGAATGCGGGCCGTCTGCCGCGAGCGTAGCGAATTCGGCGATTCCGTTGCGCCGCCGCCAGAACCGCCGCCCTTACCACCGCCGCCAAGACCAGAGGGGATTGAATATCTCATTTCGATTTGCCCCCTCCTTCGCCGCCGCCTGCCGGTGGGTCTATGGGTTCTTCCCCAGTTTCGATTCCCGCGCTGATCACAACCGACCCGACATGCACCGTGCCATAGGCAACAGGAATGACGGCGCCTTGCGCGGTCAGATTTGCGGGGCCGGAAAATAAATAACTGTCATCCTTGCGCTCGTCGCGCCCGCCCATCTTTGGGGGGCGGGGGGCAAGCAACATGCTCACGCCGAGCATAACGGCGGTCATCAGCACGCCGGTGATGATTTTTGCGGTAATGGCCGACACGCCGAGCCAACCCGCGATCGAACTGGCAATGGCAGAGCCGATAATCTCAAGGCCGGAGCCCTCGATCTTGGGGACTAGATGCACTTCGGCGGTAACCGGCATCAGCGGGGCGTCGTCACCAGAAAGCTCCGTGCCGTCGACGACCAGATAATATTCGCCGGTCGCCAGAAAGTCTTTCATGAACCCGTCGAAATTGGCCGCCAATGCCCGCACAGCCTCACGGGCGTTGCGGATGTCGAATTCATGGCGGGCGCCATAGGTGTCGGCCAGTGGGCCGTATAAGCAGACACTAGCCACCGGCAAGCTCCTTATGGCGCAAATGCAAAACCGTGCTTGTCGCGAACATGCCGCCGTAGACATCGCGCCGCGACAACCGGCCCGAAAGTTGGTGCAAGATTACATCCGGCTGAAGGAAAATGCCAATGTGGTTTGGCACCGGCGAGCGGATTTGCATCACCATAACATCGAGATGACGGGGGTCGTCGGAGACCTGCTCAAACCCCGCCTGGGCGAACTGCTCGGCAATGATATTGCCGCCATGCTTCCACCACTCGACCGACCTGTCGAAATGGGGCAGCACCAGCCCCGCGTAGCTTTTGAAGGCGTCGACCAGAAGGCCATAACAGTCGTGCGTGCCATGCGCCCAATTCCGGCCAACCAGGGGCGCCATGTAGCCGCATGGCTCCACCACCGAATAGGTCGCGTTCGGCCAGGAGAAGATCACCCATGGCACCCCAGTCTGCTCGCAGCCGGTCCGGTCAGCGTCGCTTGCCAGCGGTTGTTCATAGACATGGGAATGCACAATCGCTTCGACCTTGAGACCCTTGGTCTTGGCGATGTAATCGCGCGGGTCCATGATGAAATGACCGACCGTGTCGACCTGGTTGCGAATCTCGATGAACCGACCGTCGGCAATCACCCCGCACATTTCCGCAGGCTGCCGAGCCTCGGCAGCGCGGTGAATGTCGGCCAGCTGCACGTCGGTGAGCCGCATTATTGACTCCGCATCAACAGGCTTGACGGGAAGGCCCCATAAGGCAGCGGCACGCCCGTGCCAAAGCGCGCGCGGCATGCGCGCAAGGTCTTGGCGCAGGCGTCGTTTGCCAAGCTATTGGTGGGCGAGCCATTGGCATCTTCGACCGGCGCGCCGGTGTAGCCGCACTCGGTGCCTCGATATTTCCATGGGCAGACGGTGGCGAGCACTTGCCGACGCGGCAGCTTGACGCCTTCGGCATCAAAGGCCGTGGCGAGCTCGAATTCGATAAAGATCGCGTTTTCGCTTGAGCGCCGCGCGACGTGATAAATCTCGTCTGGGAACGCCGCAGTCGGGTCAGCGGTCGGATTACCGGCAGGGAAATTAACCGCGTCGAGATATTTTGCCAGAGTGCGGCGGCGGGTCACCTTGGCGCCCAAGCCGTCTTTGATGGACCGGACAAACGCGCCGGTCAGGCCGCCAATATTGGCAACCTTGATTTGCGGGCGGGGCAACTTGCCAGACATGCCGACTTCGAAGCCGGTCGCCTCGACGGGGAACTGCGCATAGGTCTGCCCCTGCCAAGTGATGTCGCCGCCAGCGACCGTCGTGCCGCAATGCCAGCGCAGGATTTGCGTTGCGCCTTGTGCGGTCGCATCGAGCTCGAAAAGCTCGACCAGCGCCATGGGGGCGAGACTGGAACAGTCCGCGCGCACCGTCACGGGAACACTCCATAAGCGCGCGTGAACTCAATCGACAGCTTTCCGCGCAGCGCGTTCGACGGGCCGTTTGACCATTCGACTTGCCACTTACCGAAGCGGACCGAATATTCGGTTGCGTCTGCGTAATCATACATCGGAATCAATTTGCCGATGTTGGCGCGCAGATAAGCTTCGATCGCCATGATCTCGGCCTTTGTGCGATAGCTGAATGCGGCCGCCCATTTCGTGCCGATAGGGTTGATGCCGTCCGCGACCGCTTGCGCATAGCCGTCACCGAACTGAGCCATTTGCAAGCGCGGTTCGACTGTTTTGTTTTGCGGTAGGTCTGGGCACCAGCCACCAAGCTTGAAAGTCATCAGCGTTGTCCTTGTGCCAGAATGCCCCCAGGGCGTTTTTCTTGAACAATTGTCATCAGCACCGCTTGCTTGATGCGGTCGCCAAGCGCCGCGCCCGTGTCGGTGCTTGCTTGCACGGCGCCGGTTGAATCGTTGACCGTAATTGAGACCGGTCCGACGTTCACGTCGTTGCTTGAAATAGACGGAACCGAACGCGCGCTTTGCATGACTGCTGCGTATGATTGCACCGGCGGCGCGGAGAACCCACGCGCGCCTGCGCCTTGAATAGACGGGCCAGCTGCTAGCGACTTACCATCGCCGCCGCCAATACCGAACGCGGCCAAAAGCGGTCTGACGACGGTCAGCTGAAATACCATACGGGCTATATCAGTAATCAGTCCTTTTAAGACATCGCCGAAGCTTTTGCCGTTCGCGATAGCGTCAAACATCGCATCGCCAAACTTCGAAGCCCATTGGTCGATGTTCTTGGCGAGCTCGTCTTGCTTTTTGCCAGCTGCGTCGAGCGTTTCTTTCAGCTTCTTTGCACCTTGCGCATATTCGTCTTGCGTAATCAGCCCGCGCTTTAATGCTTTCTCAAGCTTTTCCATATCTTCGCGATACGCGCGCGCCGCGTCCGCGCTGCGCAAAAGATTCTCGACCCAAGTTTTAAGGCTGTCCGCGCCGCCGCCGCCAGGTGGGCCTTTGATTACCCCAGGGCGGGGGCCAAAGAAACCGCCGCTAGCATGGTCAAGATCATCAATCGCTTGGCGAGCTTCAGCGGTTTTGCGAACGAATTCCTTCGCGCCGTCTGCGGCCTTTCTATAACCATCATTAATTTTGTCGGTTGCTTCTTTAGCCGCATCGCCAAGCTCTTTCGTGCGGCCAGTCAATGCTGTGACGGCACCCTGCGTTTCTTCACCAGGTTTTGCGTAGAACATATCGTAGAACAAAGCTTTCACGCGGCTGCTTTGCTCGTAAAGATTTTTGGAGATTGTCCCCAAAACCCTATCAGCAAGAACGCCAAGGGCCTCAAAATATCCTTTAACGATTTCAAAAGCCGGAATAATGGTCGTGTGAATAAACGCGCTCACCTTATCCCATTGAGTGAGAACCGTTGCGGCAATAGCAATGATGGCCGTCGGAATTGGTGCCACGACTGCTGCAACACCTGCAACCGCCGTGACAAACGTGCGCGCGCCGTCTCCCATTTCGCGGAACGTCGTCAAGATGCTTGTGCCAAGACGCACAACATCGCTGAAAAAGAAAGATAAGCTTCGGCCCGTTGTTGAAGCAACCGACGCAAAAGATTGCAAAGCCGAAGCAAGGCCGGACATTGAATCGCGCGCCTGTTTGGTATCAAGCGCGCCTTCAAAGCTTGCTTTTATCTGCCCGAACGCGCGGTCCATTGTGACAGGCAGTTTTGCAAATTCGGTGTTGACATATTGCGCCGACTTCAAAATGGCGTTGGCGACATCGGCAGAACTGAGCTTGCCCTCCTCGCCCATTTTCTTAAGCTCACCGACAGCAACGCCAAGCTCTTTGGCAATTGCTTGCCCAAGCAGCGGCATTCTCTCCATGATGCTTCTCAACTCGTCACCTGCTAGACGCCCGGAGGCTAGCGCCTGGCCAAGCTGTTGCGCGGCGCCTGCAATGTCTTGCATGTTCGTGCCGCCAATGGCGCCGAGCTTGATAACAGTGTCGGTGATTCCGGTGATCTGGTTCTGACTTGCGCCAAGTGCTTTCAAGCCGATTGTGAGGCGCTGTGTAATATCACCGACTTCTTTAAACCCAAGACCCGTTTCGGCAGCAATAGAGCGAACGCTAGCCAGCATTTGCTGAGCGTCGGCGCCAGAGCCGGTCAGCGCCTTGAAAGATGCTTCAAGACTGCGCGACGTCTCAACCGTTGAAGCGATGAACGTCCCAAGGTTTTTGACTTGCCCTAAAATCTGCAAGCCGACGAAAGCTTTGATGGCGGTTCCAGCGTTTGAAAAACCCTGCGCCATCTGCGTCGTTGCCTGCGACGTCTTTTTCGTCGACTCCGACACCTTGCTGAGATGCTGCACGGCCTTCTGCATGTTGGCCGTAAAATTTTGGATGTCCGCTTGTAGTTGGACGGTTAGATCACCCTGCGCCATTAGCGGACCCTCACCCTTGTGCCAGCTTTAGCGGCGGCCATGATTGCGCGCTTGGCAATCGCCTTGCGCGTCTCGTCAATTAGAAGTTGTTCGATCGTCGTCTTATTGCTCGACCAAGCTTTATCAAACCACGAAAAGCGCGCCATCTGCGGCGAGCCTTTCACCGCGCGGCCTTTCTTCGTGTAAGCCTTGCGGCCTTTCTCGAGCGTGGCGTAATAGGAAAAGGCAACCTTGTTGCCCTTAATCCTTTTCACACCAATGTGGGCTGTCGGCACTTTGTCCGACGCCTTGTTCAATGCGCTTTGAATGGATTTGCGAAGCGTGCCAGGCGGGGGCGCCTTTTTCGAGCGTGGCGTCGAGCCGGTCCATTTAGGGG